TTGTAGCGGAACTTCTTTCAGTGAAGCAGCAGGGGTTTCAGCATTGTGGCCCGTTAGTGCAACTAACTCCACAGGAGCGGCTTATGGAGCATCTTCTATTGGGACATATGCTTACGGGAGAGGTATTTTGGCTTCAGCCTGTAGAGCTTATGGTGCTACCATTCTTGATACGGGTACAGACTCAGCTTCTTATACTGTAGTTTCCTTGTATGAGGGTGATGGGTATAATGGAGGAACTAAAACTGATGGAACTACTAGCGGAAACTCTGTAACAGTTGGTGGTCTAGGAAGTCAAAACTTTAGTGTTGCAATTAATCAGGATGGAGTGGCCGATGAAACTTTCAAAACAAGTTTTGTAGGTTCAGGTGCCTTCATTGAAGATGTAATTAATACTGGAGAAACAGACCTTAAATCTGATATTATTAAGGGTAACTTAGTTAAAGATAATGCAGATGCTACTGCTGCATCTTTAGGTAATTTTGATGTTGCCACTAATACTTTGATGGGGACTACAAGTTTCCAAGTTGGTACGAATTTCTTAGATCCTGAGACTAATAGTGCTGGAACGGGTACTCCTGTGGCTACAAGTAGAGTGCATGATAATGGTGGCAGATGGAACAAATTAATTCAAGATGCCGCTCAAAATATGAGTGGTGGTGATAATGGTACAGGAAGTACTGCTGCAAATACTACTGCTTTAATTGGTGATTCTTCTGTTGATCCCAAGACTGGAATGCAATCTCTGGATGATGATGTTCTCAACATTGCAATTGCTGCGGTCCCAGGTATTTATACGGAAGCTGTTCAAAATAGTCTCATTACTTTAGCAGAGACTACCCAAAACTTCCTGGCTCTCGTTTCTCCTCCCTACGCTATTGGAACCGTTCAAGATGCTATAGATTGGAGTAATGGAAAATCTTCTAGTACCGCAGGTTCTAGGACTGCTGCAATCAATAGTTCTTATGCTGCAATATACTTCCCCCATGTGAAAGTGTTCAGCGTTTTTGACGGTAAAGATCGTTGGTTTGATCCTGTAATCTTCGGGGCTAGACAAATGGCTTACACGGATAATGTTTCGGAAAGCTGGTTTGCTCCTGCTGGTTTACGCAGAGGACGCTTAACCAAACCATCTGAAGTGGAAATTAAGCTTAACCAAGGTGATAGAGATACGATGTATAGTGGTGGAAATGCTATAAACCCAATCGTTGCATTCCCGCAACAAGGCATTACTATCTTTGGTCAGAGAACTTCTCAAAGAGCTTCTACCGCACTCGATAGAATTAACATTCGCAGACTAATGATTTATGTTCGCAAGGTTATTCTTTCTAGCACTCGTAGATTTGTTTTCGAGCCTAATGATGAATTCACTTGGGCACAAGTTGAGAACCTACTCAACCCATTCTTGGATGATATTCGTAGAAGACGGGGCATCACAGAATTCCGTGTTGTTTGTGATTCGACAGTAAATACTCCTGTGAGAGTTGATAGAAACGAACTTTGGACGAAGGTAATTATCAAGCCTACTAAGACTGCTGAGATTCTTATCTTCGAAGTTAACCTCACTAACCAATCAGCAGACTTAGGATCTATATAGGAAATTAATTATGGCAACATCATATTACAAAAATAATTACGGAAGAGAGTTCACTCCAGGGCAAGGACTTCCTCTAATCTCTACTGATTTAGATTCAGTAAGGGCATATCAGTTTGAGATTCATTTTGTTGGATTACCTACGGATATTACTAATGAGAGTGATCTTACTTTAGCGGCTAAGAAAATTACTGGCTTAGAGATGGCTTCTGAACCTATCGTAATTGACAGAGTAAACGATAAGGTTTTCTATCCTGGTAAGGTTACTCCAGGCGATCTGGTGGTTACTTTCGATAACTTGTATATGCGAGAAACTGCTAGTGATTTGTGGAGATACTTTAAGCATACCTATGATCCCATTACAGGAGAGATGACAAAGAGTTCTCAGCCTGGAGGAGGGGCAGGTAACACATTTAAAGCTATGAAAGCTGAGATAGTTATGCTAGACAATACTATGGTTCCTCATTCTACTGTAGAGGTATTTGGAGTGTGGCCTACCAAGTGGGCTGCGTCTGAGTTTAACTATACTACAAACGATTTCCATACCTTAGATGTGACCTTCAAGTATGATTTCATGAATGCTTACAACTACGCTAATCCTACTTAATCGTTAAGAATGAAAATACTTAGGCTCAGTCTATATATAAATGGGCTGAGCCTAATTTTTCTTAGGGCTATAATATAATATGGACTATTTTACTGAGTTATTAGAAAGCTACAATAAGCTTAAAAAGAGAACTTTTAAGCTGGAATATATTAGTGAAGCTGATGCTAAAGCTAAACCTAAGTCTAAAAAAACTCCAAAAAAGAAAGAGAAAGAAGAAGAGGTTGGTGCCCACGAAAAAATGGAGCCAGGAGTAACCGCAGAAGAAGCGGCAAGCAGAGCAATTGGATCCGCTCCAACAGTACAGGGGCAGACCACATTTAAGAAAAATATTGGGAATATTGTTATAGATGCAGCAGGTAAGGCTACTACCATGAGGATTTATAGAAGTGGTGCGACTGGGGATGTAGTGGTTAAGCCTTTGTATGTGGGGACTAATGTAGCCAACGGTACGGTTGCTGCTACTCCTGGGGATTGGCCTAAGAAATCTACAGTAGATCCTGCTGATATTCAGAGACATTATTCGGCTTTCCTAGAAAGATTAACTCATGATGAAGATGGAAAAGTCAAACCAGATGCTTTAGAGACAGAAGCAGAAAGGCAACAAGCAGAGCAGCAAGAACTAAAAATGTTTCTTGATAGAATGCAAAGGCTTATTGGTGGCGCACAAATAACTAAGCTTAGAGACCAAAAAATGAAAGCTGGAATGGATGCGTTTCAAGCCATGCGAGAGGCTGAAGACGAATGGAAAGCTGATCAAGCTGAAGGTGGACCACATGATTTATTAACCCAAACGGAAGCTAAGAATTACCGCCAACAAGTATTAATGTTAGAAAAAATATGTGCTTCAGTACAAAGAACTGGTACTGAAGCAGAGAAAAAAGAGTGGGAGAAAATTTGTGCTAATACTGTAGGTTATGTTGCTGGTGCTGCAAGACAATCTATGGAATATCAACTTAGTAGAGGAATTGAAGAGCGTTTTGAAGTGGTGGAGTTTGAGGATGCACAAGGGAATCCTCAAGTAACAAAGGTTTCTACTGTAGATACTCTTAATCAAGGGAATAGCTTACGAGCAGTAGAAGGAAATACTTTTTTATTAAGTTTCTTACAGTTTGAAGGAACTGACGAAGAAAGGGAAGAACGATGCAGACAATTAGCGCAAAAGATTGGTCTCCACGGTAAGGGAACTTCAAAAAATCCTCAAAAAATAGTGTTCTATGGTACTCAAAATTATCCTAAAGATGCTGGGCCTCTTGCTGGCTTGCCTGTACATGGTACAGTAGTTAAGCCTAATGCAGTCCAACAGCTTGCTATAAAAAAAGCTCAAGAAGATTGTCAAATAGAAGGAGGTACGCTTCAAAATGTTATAGATATTACAGCATCTACTAACGAAAAGAACGCTATTAAAGGTACAATCTATGAGGCTGTACCTCAAGTAGCACTTTATTTTGGAAAACTTGCAGACCCAAATCTTACTGATAAGGAAAGAGAAGAAGCCAAAAAAGAAGCTTCGGAGTTTATTCATACAAGTATAACAGTAGATAAAATTCCTCAACTCCTTCAAATTATGCAAGATGCAGAAGATGCTGGATCTATGACTGCTGAAATGTTAATTGACGCTCAAGAAGCAGCCGAGCAGTATGGAATTGCTACTGATAGAGGAAAGCTTATGCACTGGCTTATAGCCGAAGCTAAATTAATGAGGCAATGGTCAGGTCCTGATATGTTTGGAGCAAGATTTGTTTATCATTCAGGCTTAAAACCTTTAACTGGTGGAAGAGGAGATAATACTTTAATTTTTACAGATAGAAAAAAGGCTGAACAAGCTGCCCTCGATAATGGTTTTGAATATAATGATGATAAACACAACACAACACGCAAAGCTCTTGAAGCGGGTGCTACTGAAAAAGAAAGAGCTTGGGTAAAAAAACAATTAGATAAGATGAAGGATGATGTAGGAGAAGATGGGGTAATTTATACAGTACGCTTTGGTCAAAAAAAGATAAGTAATGAAAATGATCGGACCAAAGCTGGTGAGCTTAATAAGCAAGACACTAATACAGCCTATATGCATGAGGATGCTAGTAATGAATCTGTAGAACCTGGATTTTTTGATACTGTAGCAGAGGCTCAGGGTTTTAATCCTACAGAACCTGTCCTGGATGATAAAGGAGAGCCTGTATATGAAACTGATGAAGAGGGGAATGAGGTCCCCGCTCGTATAGTAGACCCTGACCTTCAAGGAGTTATGGATTATTATGATTCTGTTGAAGATCAATTAGCATCCATTGAAGTATTAGAGGAGCCAGTAGTCTATCAAGACCCCGAAGGAGGAGAAGCCAAAATCAGGACTCCTGAAAAATCCTTAGATTTACTAGCTGATACAGTAAAAGACAAGTTAGATTATGACGCTATTAAACATACTGAATTTGCAAATCTTTTTTTTGACGAAAAGGGGAATAATCGAGACTTTAAAGATAAGCTGGTTAGGGAGAGGGCTGCTGAGTATTTAAAAAGACGACAACGATTTAGATTATACAGAGAAGATTATGAACAAACAGATGATCCACAAAAAAAACTACGGGCTGAACAATGTTTAGTAAGAACAATGCTTATTTCAGGATCTGTAGCTTATGATATGGCTCAGGTTAAGGGCTCTGATAGCCCAGACATTACTTACTGGTCACATAATAGTCCTTTGGCAGCAGTAGCAAAAGCTTCTAGGGAAGGAAAGTTAAGAATTCAATTTAGCCCAGAAGGAATGGGAGTTTCTTTTTTTATTGGAGAAAAAAGATTAATGGGTTTAAGCCAGGAAGGAACTTGGTCAGGAACAGAAAGTAGTGACCCGAAAAAAGATACCCGTGCAAGACAAACTAGAACTATTGCGAAGTTTGATCCCCGAGATATCAAAGAAAGAAGTAATGCATTGAAAGCAAAAAGAACACCGCAATCTGTAAACTCATCTACCCTTTATCAGTTTATGATTGGACAACAAAAATTATTAGAAGATCTTCTCACTCCAACCAGCATGAGTCAGCTTCTTTAAGCAGATCATCAAATAAATATACTCTATATACTTTCCCCTCTTTATATATTTCTATGAAGTTAGTGGCTTGATAGGGGATATTTGAGGGTACTATAGCTAGTGT